CTGGGGCGTGGTCGATGAGACCCATAGATACCAGCTTTGCAAAATCATCCTGGTTCACTTTGGTAAGCATTGCCAGGCGTGGAATGTCCTTGTCACGTATTCTGTTCATTTTTTATAATCTCTACTCTTGTTGCTAAACTATCTGTTAATTTAAGAAAAGTATCAATGCTCATAATGCTCTTCTTTGTCTCAATGTTGGCGATATTGACGTATGAACGACCAATCTCCTTTGCCAATGTGCGCTGGGTAAACTTGGTGAACTTGTGGCTCCTGGTTTCCTTCATCCAGACCAACAAATCATCATATTTCATTATGTGGTACTCCTTATTTGCCAGCCATGCGGTCAACTTGATATGACTGTTGAAGTAAGCGATGTATTTCAGAATAGTATCTACTCCGCTATTCGTCTTACCCTCTTCCAGCCTTCTCACGGAACCCCAAGGCACCTTCATAAAGTATGACAAATCAGAAGTTGTCGTATTATTGTGAATCTTGATGTCATCCAGAAGATCAATGAGATCTAATCTATCCATTTGAAAACCATTTTATAATACGATATGACAAATACCCAATAAACAATAGTATGATGCCCACAAGTATATATGGGAACACCAACCCAGCCACAGCATTCGCTGAGATCAAAGAGCCGAAGAATCCAATGTTGAGGAATAGCTTTTCAGAAAAACTATCCACAATCCAAATATCCAGATACACAAACGCTATGATACCAGCGAATACTCCTAAAAGCAATACAGTAGCCTCCCTGCTGCTTTTTTTTCTAAGCTTGTCGTATCGGTCTCTGAACGCTGTTTGCTTACCTTCAATCTGTTCATCGTTCAACACATCAAGCTCATACTGGCTCTTTTCGACCAGCTCAAGAAAGAAATACTTATCAAACTCGATCTCTTTTCCATGAGAATCGAGAATCTTGACGTATTCTATTCCACTGGCATCAATCCTGGATTTTCGTTTGAATCTCCAGGGCCAGCGAGAAATTATCCAGTCAACCAATTCTTGATACGATGAAAAGCTGAACACTTGAAGCTCGCTTTCGTCAATAGTTACTGTACTTACCACTAATTTAAGATTCAAGCATGAAATGTAATCCATCACCAGCTTCATGTGTAGGTTATGGACTCCATCTTCCACGCTCTTTATTGTGCTGGAGTTCACACCTAATCGAGCTGCCATCACATCCAATGACACTCCAGCCTCCACACGCTTTGATGCAAGTAATTCTGAAAATTGTTTGCTATTCATGTCAACTAATATTTTTCTGCAAAGATAAGATAAAGTTTTTGAACTACCAAATAATTTAGCAAATTATTTCTTGCCTTTGGCCATTTTCTCTATTTTATCCCTTACATTCTCGATTTCAGTGACGAAATCACCCAACTTGGAGATAGCATCTTGGATTCCGTCACCAGTTTTACTTTCCTGCAATCCTGGAGGAAGGTTATCAAATGAATCTTCCTCCTCGGACACAATATCACGCAATTGGTCAGTGGCCTCATCCAGAGACCCAATGACATCATATAGTTCGGCTCTTCTTTCTTTATTCATGCTTAACTAAATTTTATAGTGAATACTTTATCACACATTGCCAGCTGGCCTATTCAGAGTTTCATATTAGATTTTCATATATTACCCCTCCCAATCAGTCGTTTCATATTGTAAATTATATCCAAATTTGGAGGCATACAAACAAACACGTTTTATAATACATTCAAATCTATCAACTTGGGATGGCCATACAACAACCCAAGCCGTTTCATCACCATTTACATAGAATGTAAACTTTTTAGCTTTTTTCATACTCTTCAATAGCTTTAATTCCTTCTCTTGTCAAATAATATCCCGTAAATTCTTTGTCATAATTTACAAGCCCCTTCTTTCGTAGTTTGCCAATCTGGGAGCCAACTTGAAGCCACCCCTTCCTGGTATAAGACATGTGTTCAGTTTCTGGATTGCCACCCCAGAGCTTCCATGAAATCCATTTGGCACAAATACCATTAAGATATGTGCCTTTTTCAAGCAATTTTAGGATTTTATATGTTTTGTCAGAAATCATAATTACATCGTTATTATTTTTTTAATCATCGCTTGAAGGCCCATTTTATAAGAATGAGCAAGTGCATCACCGTAAGTTTCATATTCACCTACAAATGGCAATGATTGTCGATAAGCGTTAGCCATTTCATCAATCATTTCTTGCGCGATTTGACAATCTTTTTTGGACTGTAAGATATATTTGTCTGCAATGGAACGCAAATACTCAGCATCTTTATCCAAATTAGGATTATCCAGCCTTTGCCCGATTCCCATCCAATGCGTAAGAACAGTGTCAGCTGCAAATTTCCACATTCGATGGATTTCTTGATTTTGATTTTCCATATTTGTTTTATTTATTAACCCACATATCATAAGTCTTTTCCCAGGAATCCATGAGACCTACACGACTCCCATAGGCATTATAGCACATTTCAACCGTTTCTTTCGGTGGCAGGTAACGACTGTCAGATAGAATTGTATAGCCTTCTTGCAAGAATGTTTGAAGTTCCTCCATATTAATTGGCAATACCTCATCTGGAAATAGTGTTATCTCTCCCTTTCTCGTATTGTACTTGAGGCGAGGAATACCATAATGAGACGTTTGATTCGTAACAAGAGTCGCCTGGCCGATTTCTCCAATGATGAGTTGAATTTCACATAAAGGAGCGTTCACCACCATAAAATATGCCTGGCTATTTTCATAGAATGGCTTTACAGTTCTTTCAATGATTTCTGGAGTGCATTTAGTAATTCGCATGTCATGTCGAAAATCTCTTTCAAAGGTATCAACATAATCACGCATTCTATCCCAGGTGCGAACAGACAAAAACTTAGGGTATGGCCCAAGTGCCATTTCCTTTTGCATATCTTCTCCATCACGTTTGATGTATGCGACAAGATTTGTCTTTCTGCTCCCGACATCCAGAACTTTGATTAAGTCAAATGTTTCATCGTATGGAGGTTTATAATACGCTTGCTTTTGTTCAACGTCTGCACCAAGAATAATCTTTTCGCCAATCAAGCTATAATCATCATGGCATTTTTCAATAAGCAGCTCAGATCTAAAATTATCTATGAAAGGAATATGCGCAATTACCTCCATTCCATAATCATATTGAGACCTGGATGGCTCCTTATCACACATGTTTTCAACCAAATATGTAACGCATGGCTTACATCTTTCAGTAAAGAAATTGGCAGTACGAATAACATCTTCACGGCTTAATTCCGTAGGCTGACTGACAAACACCACTACAGACACTTGAATCATGCTTAACACGCCAATATGAACTTGCGTTATTGAAGGAGGCGTGTCAATCAAAACAACATCTGGCTTTATATTGTATATTTTCTTTTGTCCATCCCTAATAAACCGCTCAACCATTGATTGTTCCAAAAAGATGAACTTATCAAATATGTTTCCAGTAGAATGAACCCAAAGGTTTTCTTCTGGATGCTCACCCTTAAATTCTGTATTCATGGATGGTGTGTTAATATCCATGTCAAGAATTAGCACTTTCTTTCCTTGTCGAGCAAGTACCCTTGCAATATTGGCGGTTGTGGTCGTTTTTCCTACACCACCCTTTCCAGAATAAATAATTGCAGCTTTCATATCTCTATTTCGTTTGGTTTTTATAAACTAAAAAGCAATCAGATTTACGGTATTGTCTGGTATAAACAATGACCTCGCCTTCATTAGTGTCAAATGAGGTAGCCCAGCAATAATACTTTTTGCCATGCTCGCCTTCCGATATTCGCCCACTGGCAATGACGTGACGGACACATTCCAGAGCCAGTGTGGGCGAAATATCGTCTCGGATGTCAATGTGGACTTTCATACCAACAAGAAGTCTAATCTTTTGATTGTTTCACTGTCAACCTTATCATTAAATCTCCTACAATGAGACTCATGTAATCCAGTTGCCAATTTACCACAACAACAGAACATAGTCTGCTGGTCGCTCAGTTCATTGAATACTTGTTGGCGAGTTTTGACGAAGAGATCAAGATTCTTGCTCTTAATCACTTTAAGTTTTTCGTGCTTTTTCATTGTTCAACAAGTGTTACGGTAGGTTTACGATACCAGCTGATCCAGACACGCTTATTCTTATGCTCAGTGCCATCCTTCTTGACTGCATTCAGCTCTGGAGTGAAAGTGCCATCATCAGAAACCTCAATGGATTTAATGAATCCGAACACGGTTTCTTCCCCCTTATTCCATCTTGGTTCAGCAGGAGTGACAATCTTCACCTTGTCGCCAACCTTGTACGGAGCATTCTCTTCGATGTACTGTTTGCGCCATTCACGCATGTCTTTCTTGGCCTTTTCGATACGAGCTTGCGCCTCGGCCATTTTCCTTGCAAATTCTTCTTGTACCATTACTTTATGATTTTGAATGTGACTTCTAATACTAAATGTTTCTTGTCTTTAGATGGAACTGTCCGACCTATCTCCTGGTACAGATCTTCCAGCAGCGCAAGCATGATTCGATTGCTCTCCTCATGCGTCATACCATTCCAATCAATCTCCAACTGGGCCGCTATCTCCCTGGCATGTTTGTAAAACTTATGCGCTTTAGGCATTTCGTTGATGTCGTAGATGCCCTTGTCGCCTTTACCGAAAAGATAGCCGCTCAGTTCGAGATAATTGAAGTACGCTTCTTTAATGGCAGCGAGGTTTAGCATTTCTCCAAATCTTTATCCTGGGCCACACCACGGAGGACTTCATTGCCCACGGAGATTCGATACACCACCAGCTCCTCATCAAAGCCGCGATACACTTTCTTGACTTCTCCAACCTTTCCAGCGAACTGGGGCTGGAGGTCACTGGTGACGATTTTTACCTTGTCACCAACACTGAATTTGGTCTTTGCCATGTTACTTGAACTTTTTCTTGTACGCCACAAGAGTTTCACGAGAGACAAGCAGGACATCCACGCAATCTGCATTCAGATGGTGAATGTTGACCACTGGGATGTTGTTGTACGAGATATGAAGCTCGCCATCAAACTCCCGAATGTCAAGCTCAAGTTCAGCCGACAGCTTGCGCCTTGCATCAGCGCGTTCTTCCAGCTTTTTCTTGAGGTTTGCTTTCTTCTCACGAAACCATTGTTTTGCACTCTCAATGAATTTCATTTCGTTTCACAATTTTGATATTAACTCCTCGATGTCAAGAGCATCCCATACGGTAGCATCGTCCACGTGGCATTCATCACACCAGTCCTCTACGAGTGATTCAACCTCGCGGTATAGGTCGATGTTTACATGCTCCAATGGAAAGTGGGTCTTGTCAATCTTGTCAATAGCAACGCTTATTTCCTCATCGGAGAACTCGCGGTTGTCATTGATGTATTGGATAAGATGCCCAATTTCCTCAATTTTATTAAATGGATTTCTTGTCATACTGCTTTCGCTTTCGCTTTTTTGTTTCTTGAAGTGTTCCAGATTTGAATAACTTTTGTTTACGCTCTCTGTATCTTCTTTTGGCCTCAGTCCAATACTCTTTCGGGTATTTGTGGGCCGCTTTCTTCTGAGGTGCCACGATTTGCTGAATAGTACCCTTGCTACAACCAAACATTTCAGCCAATTTCCGTTGACTGTAACCCTGGTCTGCAAGGATCTTCACCGCTCGTCTCTGCTCATCGGAAAGTTTCCTACGCAGATCCAGTTTGGTTCCAGCGATAGGTATCTTCTCGCTTTTATATGGCATTCATGCTTTCGTTAAGTAAAATGAAATACAAAATAATGCAGATAAAGTAGGCATAAGGTAATAAAACTTTAATCGGCATCGTTAATACTCTCTGGTGTTAATTTAGGGCCACTCGCCCAAAGGCATAGTAAAGCCCTCACCGAATGCAGGGTTCTTGTCGCTTACCTCTCCAGTAGTGGCATCCACGTAAATCTGTGCATTTTTATTGCCGAATATATATTGAGGATTAGCAGCTTTAGGCCCAACTTCTTTTCGCAATACGACATGTCTGGAATGAGGCTTCGGTAAATTAACAGCCATCACCTTGTCGAATGCTTCTGTGAATGTTATCTTAATCTGTTCGTTATTCAGTGGATAATCACCAACCCAGAACGCATGTTTTACTTCTACTGTACTGGTGTCGGGTGTATTAGTAAATAGTACCACATTAGTATCATAGCCATTTCCAACTTCTGTAACGACCTGGAACACGGAGTTTATTTCAGCAATCGCACCATCGCAATCCTCGTCCAGATAATCGGAAAGTAATACGTAAGTCTCGAACCAGCTGTAGTTCTGGCCATAGTTGAGGTACATATCCTGGCGATTCGTGGATATGACGTTCTCCATAACCAGAGGAGCCTTGTCGTTGACCTGGCTTACCTCTTCCGTAGAAGTTGTTGACTGGGGCTTACCACCGCTACACTGTGAGCATGACGTGAAGCCCAAACAGATGCTCAAAAGAAGCACCATTAAAAAACAAATCTTTTTCATTGCTTGTTACATTTAATTTTACATTGATAATTAATGTCGATTTCAATTGTTACCTTATGCCTCACTTTTATCAGCATTATTATAATAGAATAGATAATCCAGAGCATCTTGTTCACGATCGAACTCTTCAACCCAGTTATCACCGCTGGAATTGTCGTTGCATACCCACTTTCCGTCCTCATGCCAGATACCGCATACGGCCTCGTCCATATCGTCTTTGAACCACATTGGACGCTCGGCCCATTCTGGGTCTGTCAAGCGGTCTGTGAAATAAGAACATAACTCTTGCGCCCTGGCACCACGATAGACCTTGCGCCAAACGACTTCTTCAATCTCCAGGCTTTCAAACCAGTCACGAATCTGGAAGTCAAATGTCATTTGGTTAAAGTCAGTTTCTTGTAGTACGAATGAGCCTTCATTCCAGGAAACCAGCCATAGGTCACGGTCAAGTCGCTTCATGCGGTCAACACGGATAACACCAATGATGCCCTCACGTGTCTTGTACCCGAAGTAATCGGTATAACCTTCACCAAGAGCTTTCAGCTTCTCGATGAATTGTTGCATAGTGATTGTTTCCATGTTATATCTCATTACTAAATTGAATGGAGTCTAACACAACCTTAAAATCTTCTCCATTGTCATCCAACGTGAGGTCAATAAGTCCGCTCGCATCACTGACATTGAAGAAAATCATGTCATCAGTAGCTTCATCAATCTCGCTGTTCAGCTTGATGATGTTGGAGTGCATTTCATCTGGCTCATCATTCCACACCGTATAACACTCGGCATACAAAGGCTTCTGGCCATGTTCCTTCTCGTACTCATCCAGCATTTTCTGAATACGAATCTTGCTCCAGTTCCTTTCAACCTCTTTCGCAACGATGTAAGAATTATCTTTGTCCAGATAACAATACCAGCGCATGAAATCATTGCTGAAGCTGGTGTACTTTGACCATAGGTGGTGGCCAACGCTTTCGCCAAACATGCGCACACAGTCCTCTTCTCTCATGGAGAGCGAGAACTCT